TTCATTAGCGACAGAAAAATTAGCACCTCTTTCAGTTTTCGTTATAATGTATACCTATGGCAACTCAATCTCAGATAGCTGAACACCTCGATATGACCCCTCAAAGGGTGCGTGATTTAATAAAACAGGGCGTTTTAAACAGAAAAAATGCAAGAGACTCTATGGATGTCGATGAATGTCGTAAAAATTACATTCGATACCTAAGAACAAGAACTCAAGGTCTACAAAATGCTAGTGGTGACCTAAATGAAGAGAGAACTAGGCTTACAAAGCTGCAAGCAGACAAAGCACAGCTAGAAGTTCAAGAAATGGAAGAAAGTTTAGTATCTGTTGAGAAAATTACAGAAGAGTGGGTAGGATATGTGTCAAATGTTCGCTCCAAGCTTTTAGCGTTGCCGAGCAAAGTCTCCCATAGGGTGCAAGCTGCCGAGACTTATGCAGAAGCAGAAAAAATATTAAAAGAATCTGTTTATGATGCATTGCATGAACTGAGTAATAATGGATTATAAAAAACAGTTATCTTACATTATAAATAAGGTAAATGAAGCTTTTAAACCACCACCTGATTTATCCATAGATTTGTGGGCTGATAATTACAGACAGCTATCAGCAGAATCATCTGCCGAAGCTGGTCAGTGGCGCACAGATAGGGTTCCATTCCAAAGGGAGATCATGCGTGTGATTAGTGACCCAAAAGTTGAGACTGTAGTGTTTATGAAATCAGCGCAGGTTGGTGCAACCGAACTTTTAAGTAATATCATTGGTTACTATATCGACCAAGAACCATCACCCATCTTAGTTATGCAACCCACTCTTAATATGGCACAGACATATTCCAAAGATAGATTAGCTCCAATGCTTAGAGATACACCAAAACTACATGGCAAGGTTGGTGACCCTAGAAGCAGAGATAGTGAAAACACAGTTTTACACAAACGATTTGCTGGTGGTCACATTACAGTGGTTGGTGCTAACAGTGCAAGCGGTCTGGCTAGCAGACCTATACGTGTCCTCCTCGCAGATGAGGTAGACCGCTATCCGCCTTCTGCTGGTACTGAAGGTGACCCAATTAATTTAGCTAGAAAACGTACAACTACTTTTTGGAATAGAAAAATAATCATGGCATCAACGCCAACGATCAAAGGGGTATCAAGAATAGAAGCTGCATTTAATGTGTCAGATCAAAGATACTATTATGTGCCATGTCCTGAATGTGAACACAAACAAATTCTTAAATGGAAAACTGTAGTTTGGGAAGAGAACAAACCAGAAACAGCAACACTATCTTGTGAAGAATGTGGCTCAGTATTACCTGAATCAAAAAAACAATGGATGCTAGCCAATGGTGAGTGGCGTTCTAGTAATCCTGAATCCAAGATAGTTGGTTTTCATATCTCAGAGCTTTATTCACCTTTTAGAAAGCTAGAAGAAGTTGTCGCTGATTTCTTGGAAGCTAAAGAACACCCAGAGATGTTGCAAACATTTATTAATACATCTTTAGGTGAGTGTTGGGAAGAATCAGGTGAATTGGTTAATACATCTGAACTAATGGAAAGATGTGAGAACTATAATGAACAAGTTATTCCAGAAAACGTTTTATTTATTACTGCTGGTATTGATACACAAAAAGACAGGTTAGAAGTACAGACGATTGGTTGGGGCGATAAATATGAAGCATGGGTAATTGAATATAAAATATTTTGGGGTGATCCAAGCACACAAGAAGTTTGGAATGATTTAGATGTGTTCCTAAAAAAAGTATATACCACAGAGTCAGGTAGAAAGTTGCAAATAAAAGTAAGCTGTATTGACTCTGGTGGACACCATACCCAAAATGTCTATGACTTCTGTCGCCCAAGACAAGCGAGAATGATTTTTCCAATTAAGGGTCAAGCTCAAGCTGGCAAGCCTATAGCTGGTAGACCAACCAATTCTGCTAAACAAAGAGTCTATTTATATCCAGTAGGAACAGACACCGCTAAAGAATTCATATTTTCTCGTTTAGAAAATGAAGAAAGATTAATACACTTTCCTGACTCGGTAGACGATGAATACTTCAAGCAACTTGTTAGTGAACGACCAATTAAGAAAAACGTTGGTGGTAAGTTAAAAATTGTTTGGTATTTACCAAAAGGTCGCAGAAATGAAGCACTGGATACCTTTGTTTATGCTTTAGCAGGTGTTTATATACTTGCACCTAATTTCAAAGCACTAACAGAGAAAAAACCAGAAAAACGTATACAAAAGCAAGAATCTTTGCTAAAACAGAGATATAACCGAAATTTAAGGCAGAATCCTAGAAATTTTGTTTATGCATGGAAAGATTAACTTTAAAATTTAGAGTAAACTATTGACATGGCAAACTTATTCGACAGAGCTAACTATCCAACACAAGAACCAGATAATTTAGTCATAGGTGACAGATGGACTTGGCGTAGACCAGACCTTGCTTCTACTTATGATCCTGCAGATTACGCATTAACTTATGAATACCATGAAGATAGTGGTGGTGGTGGTAGTCACAAGTTCACCATAACAGCAACAGAAACTACAGATGATTACATTATTGAAATACCAAGTGCTACAACTGCTGCTTATGCTACTGGTGATTTTCATTGGTTTGCATTTATTACAAGAACATCAGATAGTGAAAGAATCGCAGTTGATGATGGTTATGCAAAAATAGAGCTTAATTTTGCTGATACCAATGCCGATCACAGAAGTCATGCTAAGAAAGTATTGGATGCAATAGAAGCTGTGCTAGAAAATAGAGCATCACAAGACCAAATGTCTTACTCAATAGCTGGTCGCTCACTTTCAAGGATGTCAATAGACGACCTTATGAAATTTCGTGATAGATACAGAGCTGAGTATAATCTCGAATTAAAAAAATGGCGTATTAAAAACAAACAAGATACAGGAAACACAATTAAAGTTAGGTTTTAAACATGGCAATCTGGGATAATTTATTCAAACAACGTAAACGTCAACCAAGAAAGTTACGTCAATATACTGCAACATCAGGTAAAAATATATTTTCTGACTGGACAAGTTCATCAAGCAATATCGATTCTTCTGTCAGGTTTAATTTAAGAAAAATTAGAGACAGATGTAGAGAGCAAGCTAGAAACAACGATTATGCCAAAAGATATTTGCAATTATTGGTTACAAATGTCGTTGGTAACAATGGTATTAAGGTTCAATCTAAAGCTAGAGAAGAAAATGGTGAATTAGATTTAATTGGTAATGCAAGAGTCGAAGCAGAATGGAAAAAATGGTGTAAAAAAGGTAATTGCACTGTTGATGGGCGTCTTTCTTTCTTAGATGCACAAAAATTGTTTATCGAAACTTTAGCCAGAGATGGTGAGGTGCTAATTAGGCACATGACATCAAATAATCCGCTAGACCCATATAGAATACAGTTTTTGGATGCAGATTATCTTGATGAAGAAGAAAACAAACTCTTAAACAATAAAGAAGAAATCATTATGGGTGTAAAACTTAATGAGCATAAAAAACCAATCTCTTATTTCATATTTAAAGAACATCCACACAATACATTCTTCGGTAAACACGATAGAGAACACTATGAATTATCAGCAGATGACTTAATTCATGCCTATATGCCAGAAAGAGCAGAGCAAACAAGAGGTTTGCCATTTATGACAACTGCATTATCACGTTTAAAAATGCTAGATGGTTACGAAGAAGCAGAATTAGTAGCTGCAAGAGTTGGTGCATCTAAAATGGGCTTTTTTACCTCACCAGCAGGTGATCAGTATTCTGGTGATGATATGGAAAACAATTACACACCAATTATGAACGCTGAAGCTGGCACATTTGAGCAACTACCAGAAGGTATGAATTTTCAAACATTTGACCCACAACACCCAACATCAGGCTTTGATTCTTTTCATAAATCAGTATTAAGAGGTATTGCATCTGGTTTAGGGGTTTCTTATGTGTCTTTAGCAAATAATTTAGAAGGGGTTAATTACTCTTCGATTAGACAAGGTACATTAGAAGAAAGAGATAATTACAGAATATTACAACAATTTATGATTGAACACTTCATAGAACCTGTTTTTAAGACATGGTTGTTCAGAAGCATGACTTTTAAAGATGGTTTCGACTTACCTGACAGTAAATATGAAAAATTTGCTGATAATGTAGCTTTTATTCCTAGAAGTTGGGGTTGGATTGATCCAGTTAAGGAAGTTAAGGCTAATGTTGAAGGTTTGCAGGCTGGAGTTGTTACAATGCAGGATATACAGGCAAATTATGGTCGTGATGTTGAGGAATTGTTTGAACAACATCAAAGAGAAGATGCTTTAGCCAATCAGTACGATGTCAAGATAGCATATCAACCATTTGGTGCTAACAAAGCTCCTGTTGATCCAGAAATTAGCGATGAAGGTGATTCTGATGTCGAAGGGGAGTAAACCAAGACCGCTAAGTGTTGAAATACAACAATTTCACGATAATTGGATGAAAATATTTGGTAATCAAAAGAAAAAAAAGAAGAATGGCAAGCTATAAACCAACATCAGGCATGAAAGAAGAAGCTCAAAAGGGCTTAGATTGGCGTAAAGAACATGGAAGAGGTGGTACAGCAGTTGGTATCGCTAGGGCTAGAGATATTGTTAATGGTAAAAACTTATCTGAGTCTACTGTTAAGAGAATGTTCTCATTTTTCTCAAGACATGAAGTAGATAAAAAAGCAGAGGGATTTAGACCAGCAGAAGATGGTTACCCTTCTAATGGTCGCATTGCTTGGGCTTTATGGGGTGGTGATGCTGGATTTAGCTGGTCAAGAAAGATTGTTAATTCCCTTAAAGACGATAGATCAGAAGAAAGAGCATTAACTGGTGCTATGCGTAAAGCCTTAGAGAACAAGGTTGAAGAACATAATGAAAAACATGGCGATGATGCTAGAAAAAAAACCAATCTAAGAACATTAACAGCAGTTTTTAATCGTGGTGTTGGTGCTTATAAAACCAACCCAGAATCAGTCAGACCTAATGTTAATTCACCTGAACAATGGGCTTTAGCAAGGGTTAATTCGTTCTTATATGCCCTTAGAAACCTTAGATTTAGAAGCGGTAAGCATGATTTGGATTTGTTGCCAGCAGCACATCCTTTATCTTCCAAAGAAAATGATGATAGAATAGCCAATATGGACACTGAAGAAAGACATATTAAAGACATAAGAGAAACAGAAGATTCAGTAATTGTAGAATTTGCTAAATCTGAAGATGAGAGTGAAGTAGAAGAAAGCTCTTATCACGATGATGAAGAAAAGGGGGATTACAATGAAGAAGTTAGAACTGAAGGCTTATCAGAAAATATTGAAACAAAAGATGATGAGTCAGAAGAACAGAGAAATAATGAAGAGACAAGCTCTGAAGAATCAATAGAAAATGATCCTATGAGATTCTACACAGAAACTCATGTACAAAGAGCTTTTGAATTTGACAGAAACAAAATTGACGAAAATAAAAGAACAGTAAGAATTGGCGTTTCAACAGAAGTGCCAGTACAAAGAAGTTTTGGCTACGAAGTTTTAGGTCATAGCTCAGATGAAATAGATATGGAATTTATGTCATCTGGTAGATCACCACTATTGCTTGACCATGATGCCACTAAACAAATTGGTGTCGTTGAAGAGTTCTCCATTGACTCGGAAAACAAAAGAACAGTAGCAAAAGTTAGATTTTCTAAAAACCCAATGGCTGAAGAAGTATTCAGAGACGTGGTTGATGGAATTAGACAGAACATCAGTGTTGGCTATCAAGTCAATAAGATGGAAAAAGAGGGAGAAAGGGATGGTATCCCAATCTTTAGAGTTCATGGTTGGACACCTCTTGAGGTCAGTGCAGTAAGCATCCCTGCAGACCAATCGAGCTTGGTAGGCTTCGGTAGATCAAAGGATGTTAATTTAGATAATAATAAAAAGGTAACTATTATGAGTAACGAAAACGAAAAAGTAGTTCCTGAAGTTAATGCTGAAGATGTTAGAACAGAAATGGCAAAAGAAAATGCTGCAATTATCGACCTCGCTATCAAGCACAATAAAAGAGATTTAGGTAATGAAGCAGTTTCTAAAGGTGTTTCTCTAGCACAATTCAGAGGGCAACTTCTTGAAACTATCGCTAACGACAAACCACTTGATCTTCCATCAAGTGTGGATATGAATGAAAAAGAGCAAAGAAGCTACTCGCTTCTTAAAGCTGTACAAGAATCTGCAAATGGTAATTTGTCAGGACTTGAAAAAGAAGTTTCTGATCAGATTGCTTCACAGGTTGGTAAATCAGCTAGAGGGTTCTATATGCCAACAAACCTTAATTTCGGTAAAAGAGATCAAGTAGTTGGTACAAACTCTTCTGGTGGATTCCTTAAAGGTACAGACCACTTAGGAAATGAGTTCATCGAAGCTCTATATGGAAAACTTGTTATCGGACAAGCAGGCGCAAGAATTATGCAAGGTCTTAAAGGTGACGTTGCTATACCAAAACTTTCAGCATCAGTAACAAACTCAGCTTTTGTTGCAGAAAATAATGCTCCAAGTGAAGGTGCAGCCACTTTCTCACAAGTAACCATGTCTCCAAAAACACTAGCAGCTTACTTAGATGTTTCCAGAAAGCTAATGATGCAATCTGATCCATCAGTTGAAGCAGTGTTAAGAGACGATATAATTAATACATTTGCTAGAAAAATTGATGAAGTAGCAATCGAAGGAGGTAGTTCAAATGAACCTTCAGGGATTATTGCTTCTGTATCAAACAATGTTGAAGCAATCGGTACTAATGGTGGTGCTATTGCTTATAGCAATGTTGTTGATATGGTGAAACTAGTTGAAGAAGATAACGCTATCCTTAACGATGGTTCAGTTTGCTGGTTAGGACACCCTGCAGTAACAGCCAAGTTAAGACAAACACCAAAACAATCTTCTGGTGTTGAAGGCAACTTCATTCTAGGTTCTGATAATGCAATCTTAGGATATAAATATCTTGACAGTTCATTAGTACCAAATGATTTAACAAAAGGTACTCTTGACCCTGCAGCAGCTTTAATCTTCGGTGATTTCAGCCAGCTAATGCTTGGATTCTATAGCGGAGTAGACGTAATCGTTGATCCGTATACAGGTTCATCAGCAGGTACTACAAGACTAGCTTTCTTCCAAGACTTAGACATTGCTCTAAGACATGATGATAGTTTTGCAGTATGTAAAGATATCGACTTTAGCTAATTTTTAATTAGTGTGTATGTAGGGCTACTTCGGTAGCCCTTTTTTTATGTATAATGTTTATATGAATAAAAAGTTAGTCAAATTCGTTTTTAATCAAACCACATACTATGGTGGTCAAAAATACCAGTCTGGCGATGTTTTAGAAGTTCCTGAAGCAGATGCTAAAGAATGGGATAAAGTTAATTTTGGGAACATTTACAAACCTAAAAGTTCTAAAAAGAAAAAGGAGAAATAAATGAAGGTTTTAGCAACAAGAGATGTCTGTTACTTAGGTAAGTGGTATAAAGCAGGAGAATCATTTGAATGTTCTCCAAACGACTTTAATGGCTTAAAGGCAGCAGGCGTAGAAGAATATAAAGAAAAAAAAGTAAAAAGATCAAACAAAACTATTGAAAATTTTGTGACTAGAGAAGGTGATTAATGGCACTAGAAACTGCACAAGATTTGCTTAATTTCTTTGATACTGAAACGCATGGTAAATCAGCTTCGGTATCTATAGATGGTACAAGCTCAACCATACAAGTAATACTTAATAATGAGTATTTTGCCATAGAAGGCGAGTCAGTGGATGTTGATGGTACACAGCCAGTAGTAACTTGTCGTAGCTCCGATGTTTCAGGCATTGACACCGATGACACCATAACAATAGATTCAGTTGCATACAATATTGTCAATATACAACCAGATGGCACAGGCGTGACTATCTTAATTTTACAAGATCAATGATTTTATATACTGAAGAACAGCTTGATAAAGCATGGCAATACGATTGCAAGGTTAGAAGCTCAGTGGGTGCTAACTGGATTCCCAGAGGAATGTATGAAAGATTGTTTGTTTATTATTTAGAAGCTGTAGTTAATGGCGATGAATTTATTAAACTAGACATACACATACCAACTGACTTACTTGATACGATTGGCACTGACATTATTATTGAAGAAGAGGAGCAGTTACATTGATAGATAAATTAATACAACCAGTCAGCAAAATATTAGATAAATTTGTTGCTGATAAAGATTTAAAAGCTAAATTACAGCATGAACTTGATACCGAAATACATAGAGCAAACTTGGCACAAATCGAAGTCAATAAAGCTGAAGCATCCCATAAGTCACTATTTGTCGCTGGTTGGCGACCATTTGTGGGTTGGGTTTGTGCTGGTGCTTTGGCATATCACTTTATTTTTCAACCAATCATGGTATTTGCCATATCTGTTTATGGGGTATCAATTACACTACCAGAATTTGATATGGGCAGTCTTATGACAATTCTTATGGGTATGCTTGGGCTTGGTGGTCTTAGAACATTCGAAAAAGTGCAGAAAGTCTCAAGAGATAAGTAATGCCAAAAAAATCCAAATCGCAATTTGCATCCGAACATAAACCTGCTTGTGGTGTAAATGGCAAGAAAACATCTTTAGGTCGTAGGAACTTTGGTTCATCAACTATGAACAAGAACAAAAAAAGAAGCTACAAAAAATACAGAGGACAGGGCAAATAATGTAGAATTGTGTTATGGCACACTACAGACAGCAGATCAGAGAACAAGTAGCAACCACACTTACAGGGCTAGACACAACAGGTAATAATGTTTTTCAGTCAAGAATCTACAATATAGAAGAATCAAAACTACCTTGTATCTGCATTTACACAGTCTCAGAAACCTCTGAGCCAATATCTATGTCTCCACCCAGAAGTATAGAAAAGGTTTTAGACCTAGTTATAGAAATATATGTAAAGGGTCTAAATTCAGCATCAGACCTAGAAGCTGTACTAAAAGAAGTCAAAGAAAAGATGTTCACAGATAGATTAATTAATAATTTAGCTAAAGATAGCTACTTAACCACACAAGAATTAACTTATAATGGAGAAGGTGATAAGAATATTGCTGTTGGTATGCTAACCTACCAAGTTTTTTATCATCATACAGAAGGAACATTAGGATAATATGGCATTAGTAATATCAGATAGAGTTAAAGAAACAACAACAACTACAGGCACAGGAACAGTCACATTAGCTGGTGCTGTCACAGGATTTAGAACATTTGGTAGTGTTTTATCTATCAATGACACTACTTACTATGCCATTGTTAGTAGTAGTGAATTTGAAGTTGGTATAGGTACATTCACATCATCAACGACCTTAACCAGAGATACAGTCTTATCATCATCAAATAGTAATTTGAAAGTAGATTTTGGTGCAGGTAGTAAAAATGTCTTTATTACACAACCAGCCGATAAAGCTATCTATCAAGATGCTTCAGGCAATGTTGCAGGTCTAAATACTGACAATGTTACTGAAGGCTCTACTAATCTATATTTCACTGATGAAAGAGTTGATGACAGAGTAGGCTCACTTTTAGTTGCAGGTGATAATGTCACCCTATCTTACGATGATGCTGCTGGAACACTTACTATATCAGCTACAGAAGATAATCTATCAAACAATACAACAGATGATTTAGCTGAAGGTTCTACTAATCTTTATTACACCAGTGCTAGAGCCAATGCAGATTTTGATACTAGATTAGCTACCAAAGATACCGATGATCTATCAGAAGGAGCTACAAATCTCTACTACACAGATGCCAGAGCAGATGCAAGAGTTAATTTACAAACAGGCTCTAATTTAGACTTATCTAGTAAATCAACATCGGATTTATCAGAAGGAACTAACCTTTATTATACCGATGCTAGATTTGATACCAGATTAGCAACCAAAACAACCGATAACCTTACAGAAGGCAGTAACCTTTATTACACCAATGAAAGAGTAGACGACAGAGTATCTAATCTTTTACAAGATGGCACAGGTATCAGCTTCACCTATGATGATACTAATAATGTCTTAACACCGACAGTTACATTATCACCATTCAGCACAACCAATCTTTCTGAGGGTACAAACTTATATTTCACCAATGAAAGAGTAGACGATAGAGTTGCTAACCTGTTAACAGCAGGTAGCAATATCACCCTAACTTATGACGATACAGCAGGCACATTAACTATTGCAGGTGTTGAAGATGATTTGTCCAATAACGACACTGATGATTTAAGTGAAGGTGCAACCAATCTATATTTTACCAATGAAAGAGTAGACGACAGAGTTTCTGCATTAGTTCAGAATGGCACAGGCATATCTTGGTCATACAACGATGTTTCAGGCACACTAACACCAACAGTATCCTTATCTGCATTTAGCACATCAGATTTATCAGAAGGCACTAATCTTTACTACACCGACACTAGATTTGATACCAGACTTGCTACTAAAGACACAGACGATTTATCAGAAGGTTCAAGTAACCTATATCACACCACAGAAAGAGTACAAGACATAGTAGGTGGTCAGTTTATAACAAATGGCTCTCATACAGGCATATCTTTTGTTTACGATGATTCTACTGATGGTGGTGTCAATGCTACTGTTTCTTTAGCATCTTTTAGCACATCAGATTTATCAGAAGGTACAAATTTATATTACACAACAGCTAGATTTGATTCTGCTTTCAGTGGTAAAAGCACATCAGACCTAAGTGAAGGTACTAACCTTTATTACACCACTGCTAGATTTGATACTGCTTTTAGTGGCAAAGATACAGATGATTTATCAGAAGGTGCAAGTAATCTTTACTATACCGATACAAGGGCTAATGCAGCCATAGACGCAAGAGTTACACAATCCTTTGTCAATGCTCTAAATGTAACAGCAGCAGGTGTACAAGCCAATTCTGTAGCTCTAGGCACAGATACAACAGGAAACTACATAGCAACCATAGCTGGTACAGCCAATAAAATCACAGTTACAGGTTCAGGTTCAGAATCAGCAGCAGTGACATTAACACTGCCAGATGATGTTCAGATAGCCAATGATTTAACAGTAGCAGGAGATTTAACAGTCAATGGTGCTACCACAACATTAGGAACAACCAATCTTGAAGTATCAGATAATTTGTTTGAGCTTAATGCAGGTTTAACTACAGCACCAGTCAATGATTCTGGTATGTTAATTCAAAGAGGTACTTCAGATAATGCCATCTTTATGTGGGATGAATCTGCCGATAAATTTACACTAGGTACAACCACATCAGATGCCACAGTCACAGGCAATATCACCATAACCACTGGTTCATTGGTAGCTAATTTAGAAGGTAATGTTACAGGTAATGTGACTGGTACAGTCTCATCATTAAGCAACCACGATACAGGCGATTTAGCAGAAGGTAGCAACTTATATTACACAGATGCAAGAAGTAGAGCAGCTATCTCTGCATCAGGTGACATATCATATAACTCATCAACAGGTGTTATTAGCTTTACCCAAGCCACAGCACCAGTTACCAGTGTAAATACACAAACAGGAGCAGTTGTCTTAGATACAGACGACATATCAGAAGGTGCAAGTAATCTTTATTACACAGCAGCGAGATTCAATTCAGCTTTTGCAGCTAAATCAACTAGTGATCTATCGGAAGGCACAAATCTATATCATACGACTGAAAGGGTACAAGATTTAGTTGGTGATCAATTTGTTACTAATGGTACACACACTGGTATTTCATTTGTTTACGATGATGCAGGTGATGGTGCGATTGATGCCACAGTATCACTAGCTTCATTCAGCACCTCTGATTTAAGTGAAGGGACAAATTTATACTATACAACTGCAAGATTTAATTCAGCCTTTGCAGCTAAATCAACTTCAGACCTATCGGAAGGCACAAACTTATATCTAACCCAAGAAAGGGTTGAAGATTATGTTGGTGGTATGGTTTCTGGCAACACAGAAACAGGTATAGCAGTCACATACGATGACACACTTGGCAAACTTAATTTTGTTATAGATACTCTTAATCAAGACACAACAGGTAATGCAGCCACAGCGACAGCATTAGAAACAGCTAGAAACTTTAGTCTCACAGGTGATGTTACTGCTTCTGCTGTCTCTTTTGATGGTACAGCCAATGTTGCTCTATCCACATCAATAGCAGCCAATACAGTGGGGATCACAGAGCTTAATGTCACCGATGGTACAAATGGTCAAGTTTTAACCACCGATGGTGCAGGTAATCTATCCTTTAGCAGTGCTGCCAGTGCTTATGGTGATTCCGATGTTGAAAGCTACCTAGATGGTGGCACATCTACCCCAACCTTTGCATCAGCTACAGTTTCAGGTGATTTCACAGTAGATACCTCAACCCTTAAAGTTGATTCAACCAATAATAGAGTAGGTATCGGTACTGCAAGTCCAAATCAATTATTGCATATAGAAAACTCAGCTTTAGCTGCCGATGATGCCAGAATAAGAGTTGTATCTGGTACATCTGGAGAAGCATCTATATTGTTTGGTGATTCTAGTTATGGCTCAAGAGGAAGATTTGTTTATGATAATGCTACTGATGTGTTGCAAATTTGGGGTGCAGATAGCACAACCTCAGCAGAACGCATGAGAATAGACTCTAGTGGTGACGTGGGTATCGGTGGTGATACTACAACAGCAACTTCATTAAACAATCTATCTATTGGTGCATATGCTGACGCTTCTTCAGGAATTGTTTTAAGAGCTACAACAGCTTCAGCACTTAATTTTGAAGACAGTTCATCCGTTACAGCAGGTAGAGTTTATTACAATCATGCTAGTGATTATATGGCTTTCAATACTGCTCAAACAGAAAGACTCAGAATCGACTCATCAGGCAACGTAGGGATTGGAGAAACTGTGCCTTCAAATTATGGAAAATTTGTTGTCGCTGCTGCAGGAATTGGTAATCACATTAATTCAACTTCTGGTGCTGGTGGTATTAATTTTTATGAAGGTGGTTCTGGTAGATTTAGTCTAAGAACCCTTA